ATGAGTGTGACCGTCAAGAAAATTGGTTGCGCTAACCTCAAAGCAATTGTTGAGGAAGACAAGTTGTTGTTTAATGACTTCCAGATCTTCCAAGAACTTACTACGTTTGTACAAAAGAAACAAGCGTGGGAAGCAGACGAAGGTTATCATGATGACCTTGTGATGTGTATGGTATTATTTGCATGGTTAGTCATGCAAGAATATTTCAAAGAGATGACTGATCAGGATATCCGTAGGAGAATTTATGAAGAACAACGAAATCAAATCGAACAGGACATGGCTCCTTTTGGGTTTATTGACGATGGTATGGGTGATGATACCTTCGTTGATTCAGACGGTTCTCTGTGGGAATACGGAGATAAGCAAGAAGAAGTTGGATATATGTGGAACTACTAATGGATATTGGGGATCAGTTCAGTCTGGAACACCTTCTTTTCAAAGAAAGGGTTTGTAGATCTTGTGGAAAGAAGAAGGATTTGATCTCTGAATTTTATTTGACAAGAAAAAATAAAAAAGGTCATCCATCAGCATATGCATACGAATGTAAGGACTGCACTGTCAAAAGAGTGATGGAGTCTAGAAAAAAGAGAGATCCATTTGCTGATTGGGGATATCCAGATTGGTAGTTCATGCATTGCTCACCACCTCTGAAGGAGTCAAAAATCTAAATACTTACAGATAAATTTGATATCTAAGAGGTAAAATACATGGCAAGTCAAGTCTCGCCTGGTGTTGTTATTAGAGAACGTGATTTTTCCAATGCTGTGATTGTAGGAGCTAGTTCAATTAGAGCTGCTATTGCATCATCTTTCCGCACTGGACCTGTAGGCAAAATTGTAAACATTAGTTCTGAAAGAGAACTTATCGATACGTTCGGTACACCATCCGAGGCTAACGCTGGCGATTGGTTGGTTGCTTCCGAATTCCTCCGCTATGGCGGACAACTAGCAGTCGTTCGTGCTGCAACTGGCGTTCTAAACGCTACAGCATCTGGCAGTGGTGTTCTAATCGGAACCCAAGAAGCATTTGAGGCAGGTGTAACTTCCGAGAAGTTTGCTGCACGTTATGCTGGTGCTGACGGAAATGACCTAATGGTTGTTATCGTTGATCGTGGTGCTGATTGGGTCATCACCAAAACTGGTCACGGTCTAGCAGTTGGTGGTACATATACAGACGACGCTTCTGTAACTCACGAAGTTGTCAAGGTTCTTGGCAACGATTCCTTTGAAGTCATTCAAGGTTCTGCTGCTCCTACTCCTGCTGCTGGTGATACCGCAACTGCTTGGGACTACAACTCACAAGCAATCGCTAACACTGGTCTAACATACAAGTCAATCGCTCCTCGCCCAGGCACTTCTGCTTTCGCATCTGAGCGTTATCTTTCATTCGACGAAGTTCATGTTGCAGTTGTTGATACAGCAACGAACACCATCGTTGAGAGAATGACATATCTATCCAAACTAACTGACGCTAAGTCTCCAGAAGGCGCTAGCATCTATTGGAAAGATTATGTCAATGAGTATTCTGGCAAAATTTATGCAGGTGTTGCTCTCAGTGCTGCTGAAGTAACAACCGCTGGCGAAGATCCTGGCGCTGCCGCTGCATCTTATGGTGCTACTGCTGCTGCTCCACTACAACTCGCTAGAATCCTACCTACCGCAGGTGGTGCTCTATCTGGTGGTGCTGATGACTATGCATACACCGCTGGAGAAGTTGGTGCTGCATACGATCTATTCCTAGACACCGAAGAAACTGAGATCGACTTCGTTCTCATGGGTGGCGACGGTGCTGACGAGAATGACACTATCGCTAAGGCAGGTTCTGTTGCTGCTGTTGCTAACGGCAGAAAAGATTGTGTTGCATTCATCTCACCATGGACTGGAGCACAAGTCGCAACCTCAGGTGGTTCTGCTCTAACTTCTGCACAGCAACTAGCAAACACGCTAGCATTCATGAATAACATCTCCTCCAGTTCCTACGTTGTTCTGGACAGTGGAGTCAAATACACATATGACCGCTTCAACGATAAGTATCGTTACATCGGTTGTAATGGTGACGTTGCTGGAGTTTGTGTTGCAACTTCAATTCAACAAGACGATTGGTTCTCACCTGCTGGTCTGAACCGTGGTGGTTTGAACAACGTTGTAAAACTAGCGTTCAATCCCAACAAAGCACAGCGCGATGATCTCTACACAAACAGAGTAAATCCAGTTGTTGCATTCCCTGGTACTGGAACAGTTCTATTTGGAGACAAGACTGGTCTTGCTTCACCTAGTGCATTCGACAGAATCAATGTTCGCCGTCTCTTCCTCAACATTGAGAAGAGAGCAAGAGGACTTGCTGAGTCTGTACTCTTTGAACAGAACGATGCAACTACTCGCGCTGGATTCAATGCTGCGATTGCTTCTTACCTTTCTAGCGTACAAGCACGCAGAGGTCTAACTGATTATCTGGTTGTTTGTGATGAGTCTAACAACACTCCTGAAGTTATTGATCGTAATGAGTTTGTTGCTGAACTCTACCTCAAGCCAACCCGCTCTATCAACTATGTAACTGTCACAGTTACTGCAACGAAGACTGGCGTCTCGTTCGCTGAAGTAGTAGGTCGCTGATAATTATTCATAGAAAAATTACGAGGTAAAAAACAATGGCAACCAATAACGTTTCAACGTTTCTATCAACTATTGGACAGGGCATTAAGCCCAATATGTTCTCTGTTGATATTCAGTTCCCTGGAAATGGAACTGATGAAGCTGGCAACTTCACTTCAACCGATAAGAATCTTACAAACATTCTTTGTAAGTCCGCTGCACTCCCAGGTTCAAACCTAGGTGTTATCGAAGTTCCTTTCAGAGGAAGAACAGTTAAGATCGCTGGTGACCGCACCTTCGATACTTGGTCTGCTACTTTCTTTGCTGATAGAGACATGGAAATCCGTGCTCTATTCGAAGACTGGGCAAATAGCATCAATACTCACGAAGCTAACACTGCTCCAAGATTCCTTCCTGATGACACCGCAACAGGATACATGGCAAATCTCTATGTTACTCAACTAGAGAAAGATCAAGAGCTTGGTGGTTCTGCAATCAGAACCTACAAACTCCATCATTGCTTCCCAACCAACGTTTCTCAGATCGATCTTGCTTATGATAGCAACGATCAGATTTCTGAATTTACCGTTGAGTGGCAGTATTCCTTCTTCACCGCTGGACCTTCCAACGCTGAAGCAGCAGGAGCACCAACTAGCACTGGCGCAAGTAGCAGAACTGTAGAGTGATAAATAGTTGAACGCTCAACTGTTTGTATTTTAATCATGAGTCAGTTATTTGGCTTCCAGATTAACAGAAAGGAGGGACAGAAGGGGCAATCCCCTGTCCCTCCTTCTGCTGATGAACCCATCGCCGTCGCCGCTGGTGGGTATTATGGAACGTATGTAGATACGGATAATCAAGCTCGCAATGAGTTTGAGATGATCCGTCGTTATCGTGATATGGCGATTCATCCCGAAGTGGATAGCGCAGTAGATGAAGTAGTCAATGAGTTTATTGTCAGTGACGCTTACGATTCTCCTGTCGAAATTAACTTAGACAATCTTGAAGTTGGCGCGGGAGTAAAGAAAAGAGTTCGAGAAGAATTTGATTATATCAAACGTTTGTTGAACTTTGACAATCGCGCACACGAAATTGTTAGAACTTGGTATATCGATGGTAGATTATTCTACCACAAGGTTATCGATTTAGATAATCCAAAGAAAGGTATTACGGAACTTCGTTATATTGATCCAATGAAGATCAAGAAGGTCCGTCAAAAAATTGACAACACCCCGAAAGATTCTCTAGCGAAAGCAGCAATCAAAGGCACTGCGCTTGAGTATGAATACGGAACGTTTGTTGATTACTACTTGTATAATCCAAAAGGTTTTTACAAAGGTGGTGTCCTAGGACCAGTTGGTGATATGTCACTTTCACAAGGTGTGAAGATGGCAGTCGATTCAGTCACCTTTGTTCCTTCTGGACTGCAAGATCTTAACAAGAGAATGACTCTTGGTTTCCTACACAAGGCAATCAAGTCACTCAATCAACTTAGAATGATTGAAGATTCACTTGTTATCTACAGACTATCACGCGCACCTGAGCGTAGAATTTTCTACATTGATGTTGGTAATCTTCCCAAGGTCAAGGCAGAACAATACTTGCGTGATGTCATGAGTCGTTATCGCAACAAGCTAGTGTATGACGCAAACACTGGTGAGATGCGTGATGACAAAAAGCATATGAGTATGCTAGAGGATTTCTGGTTACCTCGTAGAGAGGGTGGGCGTGGTACTGAGATCACGACTCTGCCTGGAGGACAGAACCTTGGCGAACTTAAGGACGTTGAGTATTTTAAAAAGAAACTTTATAACTCTCTCAATCTTCCTCCCTCTCGTCTCACAGACGACAATAAAGGATTCAATCTCGGTAAGACCACTGAAGTCCTCCGTGACGAACTTAAATTCACGAAGTTCATTGGTCGTCTCCGTAAGAGATTCTCAGAGTTATTTGACGACGTTCTCAAAACTCAACTCATTCTCAAAGGAGTAATCTCTCCCGAAGATTGGGATGACATGAAAGAGCACATCCAGTATGACTTCCTCTTTGATAACCATTTCAATGAACTCAAAGAGATTGAAATGATGAATCAAAGGATGATGTCTGTAACTCAAATGGATCCATTCGTTGGTAAGTATTTCTCTGTTGAGTATGTCCGTCGCCATATCCTAGGACAGAAAGATAAAGAGTATGTCGAAATGGATAAGCAGATCAAGAAAGAAATTTCTGCTGGTCTTGCACCTGATCCCGCAGAAGTTAATGCTATGGATCAAATGACAGCAGCAAATACCGCTCTTGCTCCTGAAATTCAAGCAATGCAAGCGGATGATGCTGCAGAAAGAGAAGCAGCTTCCGCAGATGCTGCCATGGATAGAGAGATCAAAAAGGCACGCGCTATGCCTAAGGCATCTCCAAGTAATAAATAAGATATACTGAATTAATATTATGTCAGACCAAACTGAAACAAATACTGTTGCAAGTATTGTAAATAAAATCAACGATAGTGACAGAGCATCTGCTATTGACGCTATCCACGATCTTTTGTTTTCCAAAGCATCCGATGCTATGGCACAATACAAACAGGTTGTTGCGAATTCATTCTTTGATGAACCTACCGAAACAGAAACTACCGATGAAACTGATAACGGAAACGATTGAAGAAGTACAAATCCTCACTGAGGAAAAGAACGGAAAAAAACTTCTGTATATTGAAGGTGTCTTTCTGCAAGGTGCGATTAAAAATCGTAACGGTCGCATGTATCCCTTCGAAGTTCTTGACCGTGAGTGTGAGAGATATAACGAAGAGTATGTAAGAACCAAGCGTGCTTTAGGAGAACTCGGTCACCCTGATGGACCTACTATCAATCTTGATAGAGTGTCTCACAGAATTACCAGTCTCCGCTCTGAAGGTAATAACTTCATCGGCAAGGCACAGATTCTAGATACTCCTATGGGCAACATCGCTAAGAATCTACTTGGCGAAGGTGTTCAGTTAGGTGTTTCCTCTCGTGGTATGGGAAGCATCGAAAAGCGCGAAGACTGTAACGTC